GTGTTCGTTTGGTGATCCAAAAACTTCTTGGGCTTCATTGCGCCCTGTCGTGCCTGGATTCGGTTGGCGGTCTTGCGGTTGACGTGCCTGGCTCCTCGAGAGGCGTTGCACTTGGCGCATGACGGGACCAGGTTGTCGAGGCTGTGGTCACCGCCGCGGTCGAGCTCGATGAGGTGGTCGGCTTGGGTTGCTTTGGCTTTGCCGCACCAGTGACAGTCGGGGTCACCGGCCAGGATGGATCGCCGGTTGCGTTGGTACTCGGGGTCCTTGTATCCGGCCATCTGTGGAAATCCTCTTTTAGTTAGAACCAATGCTATTAGTTTCAGTATTTACTCTGTCAGTACTTACTAAACGTGCGGGAAAACCGAACGTCGGAAAACCTGACTTCGGCTGTGGATAACTTCAGGACTTATCCACACCTTTATCCACAGGCTGTGGCTGGTCGAATACGACGGTGTGCATCGTCCATTGGCCGCTTGGGTTCTGCTTGCGGATGCGCTTCACGTACCCTGCGCGCTCGAGCTCTCGCAGGCCTGACCGCACCGCATGGATACCTTCGGGCGACACGGAGGCCAAATGGGCTGTTGAGGTGCGCCAATGGTCAGGCTTGGAGAGCAGGTAGATCAGGATGCCGCGGGCCTTCCACGACAGGGCCTCGTTTTCGATCAGGCTGTTGTGCACCACCGAGTAGTTGAGGTGGGGGCGGGCTGAACGGACGATCACTTGTCACGCTCCCATGCCAGGCGCAGAATCCAGCCGAGGGCCAGGCCACAGATGAACAGGAACAGCAACTCGATGCGTTCGATCCAGTAATCCGAGATCACGAGTTCAGCAATCATGGGCGACCCTCCAGCCACCAGTAGATCGCTGTGGTAATGATGGCTGTGGCGATCAGGACGCCACCGATGACAAGCAGGTCGGCCCACCATGGCAATCCCAAATTGCGGGGCTGGCTGGTCGGCATTGGCACGGGAATCACGGGTTGAATCACAGTTCGCCCTCCTCCATGCGACGGATGGCTTCAAGGTTCTTCGCGATGCGGGCCTTCAGGTTGCTGTTGTCGACCTCAAGCTGATTGACACGGACCACCAGGCCCTGGTTCATTAGCACGACCTCGTCGTACTGGGTGCAACGGAAGGCGAGTTGGTCGCGCAGGCGCTGGTTTTCAACCTCTAGGTCGTGAACCTTGTGCTTGAGATGGTCGATCTGCGTGGTGGCGATCTCCATGGTGCGGGTCGCCTCCGCTAGCTGTCGAAGTAGGTGTTCCATGTAATCAATGCCTTTCACTGAGTCGGTCCTTGATGGTGTTGATGTCTCGAGGTCGCCAGATGTGGACTTCTTGGCCGGCTTCGCGCAGTGCGGCGATCCAGGCGTCTTGTTGTGGGCTGGTGCGGCCGATCGCGCTCTTGAGCTCCACGAAGATGGTGTGGTGGCCCTTGACGAGCACCAGGTCTGGGAAACCTGCGTTGCCCTGGATCGGAGTGGCCCACCGGCCGGACGGCATCTGTGCCGGCCGGGTGTGGTGCACTAGCCAGCCGTACAAACGGGCGAGTTCGACCACTGCGTTCTGTAGGGCTTTCTCGTTGATCTTGAAAATTTTGCCAATGTCATCGCTTGGCATTGAGTTCCTCCAGGTCGACGAGCAGTTTCCAGTTGAGTACCCAGGCGTTCCACGCGTGGTTGAACGTGCCGTAGTCGACGATGAACCCGAGGGTCGTGTAGCCGACAAGGCGCACGTTTTTGTTGTTCGGCGATGCCCAGGCCAGGACATAAATGCGGTCCGGTTTGTACTTAAACTGCGCCGATGATTTGACGGTCATGTCCAGGCCGACGGTGTGCAACCTCCGGGTACGAACCTCACAGTTGCCGACGTCGTAGCCCTGCTCGTCATAGTCGGCGCCCTTCGAGGCGACCCACGGAAGGCCGGACCATTTCGCGAACGCCATTTCGCCCATAACGCCGATCATGTCGTTGTCGATCGACTGGTTGGCGGGGCCGTTGCTAGTGGCGCCTCGAGCACGGATGGCCGCCTGCCGGGCTTCGGCCTCGCTGCGGGCCGTAGCAAGCTCTCCGGGTGTCAGGCCGATGACCTTGGTGCGGGGTAGCGGGAGGATGGTGCCCATCAAAACGGGTCCTCCGGTGCTTCGCGCATCTCGTCAAGTGCCTGTTGGGCTTGCTTGAGCGTGTCGATCAGGCCGGAGGCTTCACGCTTGTTCCGCGGGGTCGGGCCGGTGTACTTCAACGCCTGCAACATTCGTAGTTGGGCCTGTGACGGCCCGTCGCCGGATTGTGGGACAGCGGAGCCGACTGGGGCCCTGCGTGGCTCCTGCGGGCTTGTAGGGACCTCTCCGTCGCTTCTGCGGGCCTGCACCTCGTTCGCCGATGCGATCGAGCCGTTCAGACCCACGCCCATGTAGCCGATCGCTCTCCCGAGGGCCGATGTAAATCCGACCATCACCTCTGAATCCTGGCTGAACTTTGTCCTGCCGGGAATGGGCTCGGCCGCGCTCGCGATGGACGGGATCGGATCGTCGGGCGATCGCCAAACGGTCACAGTGCAGATCAGCATCGGCTTGCCGTTCAGGTCGATGATTTCGCGCCCTGTTTCCTGGACCCGTAGGTCAGGCCATTTCTCGAGGGCGAGTTTCAGTCGCGTGGCGACGTCCACATAGTTGGATAGGTCCATTGGTTTCCTCCTGTCGGTGAGGTGTTACTGGCTGTTTATCACACGGGTGCGCGCAAGTTTCCATCTTTCTGTTTCTGTTGTTCCGCCGTAAATGCCTGGGAGCATGATGTACCGGCCGCGCACGAACGTCAGGGCGTACTCGAGACAGTCGGTTTGGACGGGGCAGGTGGCACAGATCGCTTTGGCCTGCTTGATCTGTTGGGCCATGCGTGGGCCCGGTAGTGGGAAGAAGGTTTCGATCGGGAGGTCGAGGCAGGCGGCTCGGTCCTGCCAGGTCAGGCTCCGCTGTAGGTGGTCCACGGCAGGAATCCGTCACCATTCCGATCGAGGCTGTACAGGTAGATCGCCAGTGCGGCGCGCAGGTTGGTGTCTGGGTCGAACAGGCTTTCGCAGTCGGTCACCAGGCCGCGGTCTTGTAGCCAACCGGCTTGGCTGTACTTCGACGGGTTGCACCAATAGCGGTTGATCTGCATGAGGCCGTGGTCGGGGCCGGAGTCGGCGGTCGGCGTGCACATGGATTCGCGCCACATGATCGTGAGGCCGGTGGCGAGGATGTCGGGGTCGCGGGGCCAGCCTGCCTTGACCATGGCTGGGAGCCATTCGTAGCAAACATGGTCGGCCGGGACCCCGATGTATGCCGTGGTGGTCGGGGTTGGCACGGTCGTCGGCATGGACGTAGTTGACGTGGTCGAGCTGGTGGTGCTCGCTGGCCGAGTTATGACAACGGTATTGGGCGCGGTCACGGCTGTTTCGAGCTGTGGGTCGGGGCCGGTGTCCCATAACGCGCCAATGGCTAAGCCGAAAATGGCAAGGCCGAGGGCCAAGCGGTTGAGGTTCATTGTTGCTCCTGTCTGTCGGGTCCAGGTGTGGGCCTGGGTCTACCGAATCAGTCGGGCAGTGTCAATCTTTGGCTTTCTTGCCGATGATCGGCTGGACGGGCTGGCCTTGCTTGGCGGCGATGCCGTTGCCGATTGCGTAGCCGATGATCGCGCTGACGAGGCCGATACCGGCGTCCTGGCTAATCGAGTCGGTGACCATAAGGATCGTGATGCAGATCAGGCCGACGAGGGCGATCAATGCTTTCGATGGGTTGGTGATGTTCACTTGGGCTCCAGGGCTTTCGCAATGTCATCAAGGATTGCGGTGAACGTGGCGTCCACCCTGTCGGGGCTGGATGCCATCGTAGGGCTTATCTCGTAGTGAGTCCACTGGCCTCCCTTACCGATCGTCAATTTGGAATAGACGCGCCAGCCGGAGAGCTTGCCACCAACGTCGCGATTACAGCGGTAGGCGGCTCCGAATCCTCGGGTCGGTATCCAGTGGCCCTGATAGTCATGCACGGCCTCCACCTCCAAACGATCGCGGAACGCGTAAAGAAAGTCGATCGCTTCCTTGATTTGCTTGGGTGTTCCGCCGAGGTCGCAGGCGCGGCCGGTGGCATGAACCGACAGGCCGGTGCCGCCACGGACGGGTCGGTTGGCGTAGATGCCGAGCGACTTCATGCCGAACAGAAACACCATCAGGTCTTGGAACCGTTTGGTGCCTGCTCGAGCACCCTTCGCGGGGTCGGTCGCTCCGGTGTAGGGCCTCACACGGCCACCCATTGTTGCGCGTCCTCATGCCACCAGGTTGGTGTTCCGATCGGCTGCGGGATCGGTGGGTTCCATTGGCACGTTTCCTCATTCAGCGTCCACGACGGGTATGGCTGTGGGGCGATGAACGCGTCACGGTCGGGGTCGTAGGTGTAGCCGATTCCGGCAAAGTTCTTGCGGAACGGAGTACCGCCGAGAAGGTGCACGCCGCCGATGGTGTTGTACGACGTTTGCTTGTAGGTCTGTCCGGTGCGGGCCGACAGCTCGTCCTCAAGGCCGTCGTCCTCTTGGCGTCCTCGGAGCACCATCACGACGACGTTGTCCTGGTCAAGTAGGGCGAAATGGCTCATGCGAAACTCACTGTTTCACTTGCGGTGCTGGTTGCTGTGATCGTGCTGATCTTGAATCCGCCGGATGTGGTGGTGGACTGTGTGACGCCACCGCTGAACGTTGCGGTGAGAGTGTCGGCATATTTGAGCACGACGATTCCTGACCCTCCGGCTCCGCCATCGGTGGTCATAGTGTTGGAAAGGCTTCCGCCGCCTCCACCGCCACCCGTGTTTGGGGTTCCGGCGACACCGCTGGCGATCGTGCTGACGGATGTTCCGACGCCACCGGCTCCGCCTCCGCCTGCGCCGCCTGATCCGGCTGTTGATCCGCCGCTGTCGTAGTAGATACCGCCGCCACCGCCACCGGCTCGAGTAACGGATGTTCCGGTGATCGAAGATGCTAGACCGGCTCCGCCGTTGCCACCGAGGCCGGTTGCGCCTGCGACACCGGCGGCGTTGGCTCCACCACCGCCACCACCGGATGCGATGTTTCCGCCCGCGGCTGGACCGCCTGCGCCACCGTTGTTGCCCTGGCCGGAGGTGCCGGTTCCTGCGGTTGATCCTCGACCGCCACCGCCACCAGAACCGCCGTTCTGACCGGCCGCGGCTCCAGCACCACCGCCACCACCACCCGTTGAGGTGATCGACGCGAAAACGCTGTTATTGCCGTTACCGCCGGTCGTTGATCCTGTGGTTCCTGCTGTGCCACCACCACCGACAGACACGGTGTGGTTTGTGCCGGTAGACACTGCGACGGTTCCTGTGCGGTACCCACCCGCTCCGCCACCACCGGCCGTTTCACGGCCTCCACCGCCACCGCCAGCGACGACGAGATACTCGATGTCGGCGAGCGTTGTTCCGCCACCTAGACCTGCTTTAGCGGCGATGATCATGTTGCGGTGTTCCCGAAAAAGACCCATTCATCAGTGGCGACCTTGAGAAGCCCAGCAACTGCATATTGGCCGGTGATCTTGAGTTTCGATCCTTGGCTACGGATTGTGACGCCCGCGCCGCCGACCGTGACCTGACCTGCTCCACCCTGATACAGCAGGATTTGAGTTCCGGTCGGGAATGCGGTTGTCGCGTTGGTCGGAATGGTGAGGGTGATTGGTGAGGCGTTTGTGAGGCTGACGACCTTGGCAACATCCGTGAGCACCAGTGTGTATGTGGTGCCGGTTTGGGCGTTGAACTGGCCGAATGCCAGGTCGTTGACGCCTTCGGTTATGTCGTTGACGTCGTCTGCCGACAGGATGTCGCCGTCGACGTATGCCTCGGAAAGCGGGTAGGTAGCCATTGATGTCTCCTAGAGGGTGCTGGTGCCGAGAATACCGAATTCGGTGCTTCCCAGGATAAATGCGGTTGAAAGTGGGTAAGCGGTGCTGAATGTGGTGATCCAACGGTCGGGGGTGATGTCGTGATTGTGGCCCTGGATTGTGACGCGGAGCGTGATGGAGGTGCCGCCGGCCATGGTTTTTGTGACCACGATTGGATCGCCGATTCCGAGCGAGAGGGCGGGTTCGACGCGGTTGGTGTCCGATGACAGGTCAAGGGTCAGGCTGTCAACACGAATTCGGACTTGTTTGCGATAGTTCAGGATTTGGTTGGCGCGTTGTAGGGCCAAATCGTTGGTTTCCATCATCAGGCCGGATCGGCTGTATGAGCGGAGAAAGTATTCGTCGATGGAGGTGCTGTCGGAGGCTGTTTGTGGTTGGCCTGATAGTCGCGTGAGGGTGACGGAGTTGGCGAGTTCGGTTTCGTCGTAGTTGATGTCAACTGCTTGATATTGGATGTTGGTGGCGGTGTCGTCGAATTGGTAGGCGGTTCCGGCTGCGATTGTGGAAAGGTGCTCGCGGTCGTAGTAGGTGGGTTTGCCGGTCGGGTCGATGAAGAATGCGCCGAGGTCGCTGTTTTCGATTGTTTGAATTGCTTCGAGCACGGAGCGTTCGTCGCCGGGGTCGCCCTCAAGCTCGGTGTCGCCGGTGTCGATTGCTCGGATGCTGGCGGGCCAGTTGATTTCATCAAGAATGAGGTCGATGCGTTGGCCTGGTAGGTCTTTGTTGGCTGCGCCGGTCACGGTTGTGATGTTGGCGAGGGCGAGAAGTCGGAACGCGTCAACGGCGCGGATGGTGACGATGGCATAGTCGACGGATGGGTCGGCCCATTCGTAGTCCCATGACCAAATGAAACCGGAATACAGGAAGTATTCGGTGCTGTTGTAATTGGTGAGCACCTGCACCTGTCGCATTGGTTTGATTTCTGGGTAGTACGGCGAGCTGGTGTTGGCTGGGTTCCAGTCGCCGGTGAAGTCTTGAAATTGGATGACGGCTTCGGAGGGTAGGTATTCCTCGAACATTCGGTCGCGTCCATGCCGAATGCTGATCTGTTGGACCGTGTCAGTGACGTCGATGGTTTTGATTGCGTTGGAGGCGAGCGTGTTGGTGCCGAGGATGCCGTTCAAGGTGTCGCCGAGCACGAATGCGTTGCCGAACGTGACGCCGGTACCGAGCCGGATCCGGACGGTTGGGGTGCAGGGCAGGGTCATCGGTTGGTGTAGACGAGGCCGGCGCCGTTGCGCTGGGCGTTGACGAGGCCCTTACGGACCGTTTCGACGAGATCGTTTTCGGCGATGACCGAACCGGCCACGTTGATGTTGATGCCATAGGCACCAGCAATTGGGCGCGACGGCAGTTTGGCGGGTGGCCGCATCACAGGCGGGCGGGTTTCGGACGGTGTCTGACCGGCCGGAACCGGGATACCGCCGACGGTGCCGGTGATCGGTGCGTTCGCGCCGCGGCGAATGTTCTCAAGCAGGGCGATCGCTTCGTCGAATGCCCCGCGCTCAAGCAAAGCAACGATCTTGGTTTGGACATCGGGTGGGATGTTGCCGAGTGATTGGACGTAGTCGTAGATGTCGCCTGTCAGGTCGTTGACTGCTCCTTGGGCGCGGCGGGCGTCCTCGGCCGTACCGGAAACGAGCGCCTCATACGATGCTTTGTGCACATCCTCCAGGGCGTCAAGTACGTCGTTCCAGGCTTCTTGCTCGGACAGTGAGCCGAGTAGTTCTTGCCAGGCTTCGTCGGCTTCCTCGGTGGCGTGTGTCGTGTCATAAAGGGCGGTGGCGAGCCGTTCGGCTGCTCGACGTGAGCTGTAGTAGGCGCTCCACGATTCCTTGAGGTGCGTGTTGAGTTCCTCTTGGGTTTTGGCCATGTCGACCAGGTTTTCCAGGCCGCGGCCGCCGATGCCGGACATGAAATCTTGAATTGCACCGGCTGTTTTTTGGACGGTCGTGATGACGGTGTTGAGTACGCCAAGAAGGTCGGCCAGGACGGGCAGGAGCGCGCCGCCGAGGGTCATGGCGAGATCGCCGCCCTTGTCGGTCAATTGATCAAGCGAGTCGCGAAATTGGCGGGCCCGGTCAAGCTCTTCTTGGTTGATTACCTTAGCGTCGGAAACGCTGGCGAGACTGTCTTCGAGGCGGTTGGAGCCTTGGGCGATTAGTTCGCTCATTTCCTGCCAGCCTTTGCCTAGCGTCTTGGACGCGAGTTCGGCGCGTTTGGCTGGGTCCTCGATGCGTCGCAGTGCTTCGACGGTGTTGAGGAATGTCTTGTTCACGTCGACGGCGCCGGCCGACGTGTAGGCGACCTCGGCACCTAATTCCTTGAACTCTTTGGAGCCGGTGGCGATCGCCTTGTTGAGCTTGTCCATGGCTTTTTGGACGGTGGAGGCTTCGACGCCGATGTCGCCCGCAACCTCGGTCCAACGGGATGCTTCCTCGACGGACAGGCCGGTCGCTTCGGCGAACTTGCCTGCGGCCAATGCGGTTTCGTTGAACGCCATGACGGACTTGGCGGCGAATGCGGCGAGTGCGGCACCACCGGCGGCCGCGAATCCCAGCGCGTTTGCTTTGACGGCATCGAGCGCGGCGGAGCCTCCAGCCTTGAATTTGCCCATGGCGCCGTCGGCCTCGGCCACCTTCATCTTGAAATTGTTGAATGACGCTTGTGCGGCGGTAATTCCCTTATCAGAGAATTCGCTAATAATCGGGATTGTTATTGCCACTAGCGTCGCCTCTGAAGTGATCTGATCTCATTGGCCGATGAGCCAATTTTCATTAGTTCTTTATTTATTTCATATTCGACGCGCTTGGCGACTTCGACAAATTCGCGTTCTGTTTCGTTAAGGCCGCGTTCTGCGCCGGGCCACATGAATCGTGACGGTCTGCCGTATTTATTGAGTGCCCGGATCAGATAGTTGCCTTGGCCGTTGAGGGCGTGGCCGGCTGGTCGCCCAGGATAGGCGCGGCTTCGACCGGACATTTGTACGTTGCCTACCTTGCCAGCCATGTCGGCGATTGCTGTGGCTACATCGGCGCTCTGAATGCGAATCGTGCCTATGGTTTCGTATTGGGCGCCTTGGGCAAGGTTTCGGTTTCGGGCGCGTCGAGTGTTGAAGTTAATACGCACTTTTTTGACGGCGTTTGCGCCGGTACGGCCGCCATGTTGGAAACCTTCGGGAAAGCCTGCTCGGCTTGGTTTCATGCGTTCAATTTCGTCCACTGCTGGTTTTGCAAGTTTGCGAAATTCGGCGCGTATTTCTTTGGACAGCGCCGGGTTGATGCGGGCCAGGAGGCGCAAGTTTTCTTTTAGTCCGATGACTTCAATGCTCACGGTGCTCCTTTCTCGCCTGATTCGATCAGGAGCCGGACCATCTCGTCAACGATGATGCTAGGTGCTTCCATCAGGTCAAGCGGGCTGATGCCGGTCCTAATGGCGAGCTGTGCGATCAGGTTGACGTGGTAGTGCGCTGCTCCTTCGGTTCTTTTGGGACCCAGTTGATCTCCTTGACCGTGTCAATGAACTGGGGCCACGCCTTCACGGTGATGTTTGCCGACTTGAGGGCTTCGTAGGCCAGTCGGCAAAACGGCTTGAACTTCACGTCCTCAAGAAACGCTTTCGGTGAGAGGCCGGGGTTAGCGTCCTCCCACCGACAGGCGACTCCGTAGGTGATGGGCACGACGTGTTCGGCGTCGTCCATCATCGTGATTTGTAGATCCATTCCAATCATGTCGGGCTCCTAATTGGGTGTTGGGTTAGATCAGGGTGCGGTCACGTCGCGGGCCCAGGTGCCGCCAACAAAGTTGACGTTTACCATGGAGAGCTCGCCGACGGTGCCCACGATCGGGGTGAAGTTCGACAGGAACGCGCCGGTGATCGTGTATTCGGGGTTCGTGGCCGACTCGGTGGTGCCATTGGGCGAGATGACGAGCGTGACGGCGTCGTCGCCGACGATGTCCTCTAGCGTGGCCTCGACCTCGGATGCGCCGTACGAGTTGAACATCTCCAGGGTCACGTCGACGGACTGGAGGCCTTTCGTGTACGCGCGGCCGGTTGCGCCCATGGCGGTGACCTCGAGCTGGTCGTAGCCGATGGTGAGGGTGACGGATCGCACCTGGTCCGATACGTCGACCGCGCCGATGGCGACGGAGGCGTTGGACAGGACGACGGTGGTGGTAGCCAAGGTTTTCTCCTAGTGGGTGTGGGCGCCGTAGCGCGAGGTGAGGTCGTAGGCGGGCAGTTCTTGGGTTCCGATCTGTGCCAACGATGGGGTTCCGGCGACGATCGCAAGCGACCGGCGCTGAATGAGAATGTCGACCGCCGTAAAAATCCAGTCAAGCGCGTCGAGGTTGCCTGGCGGTGCGCCGAGCACTCGGAGCGTCCAGGTCAGGTCCAGCACTTTCGGCGTGACGGCGGTAATGGTCGGGAGTTCGACAAACACGGTCAACGGGCGGGCGTTGCGGGGGTCGGTAACCGGGACGTAGCCGGCCGCAGTGATCTCGGCCGTAAGAGCGTTCCTGACGTCGTTGAGAGGGCCGACGGCGGTCATTAGGCCACCTGGCTACGGTTGACGCCCAACAGCTTGTGGATGTCGCCCATGGACATGGCGGGCTGGGTGCTGTCCATCACATCGAACGATTGGAAGCCGTCAATGCTCCCACGACGCCTGTACAAACCGGCCGCAAATAAGGTCGTACCGAGAGTGATGTCACCGCCGGGGCTGGTGGTCAGGCTGTCTCGGTAACCGGCTTCCTGCCGTTTCCGGTAGGCCCAGGCATTAGCGGCGCTAACGCACGTTGTGATGAACGCGGTGTCGTTTGCTGATGCGGTCGCGATGCCGAGAAATTCGGTCACGTTGCTCGAGGTGATCCAGGTGCAGGTCGGCGACCAGGTGAGAGTGCCGAATGGGTCGACGGCGTAGCGTTCAACGTCGTCGCCTGCGTCGATCACGAGCAACTGGTTTAGGATGATTTGGTCGTGGTCGTAGATGAAGTCGCCCTCGTCGTCGACCTCAACGAGCAGAGCCGTGGGAACGGCCACGACGGTGTAGGTGCCGTCGAAGCCGTTCCCGACGCCTGCAACGGTCACGGATTGCCCGACAGTGACATCCGTGGCGGTGAGGGTCTGAACTACGGCAACGCCTTCCAGCCTCATGGCGTGGGTGATGGAAAACGTTGCCATAGTTCGGTCCTAAGCGGCGATCAGACGAACGCGGCCTTGATGAACTTGCTGTCGTCGATCATCAACGTGGCGAAGTAGCCGCGAAACTTGATGTAACGGGACAGCGAGCCGTCTGCGGCCTCAACCGAGACCGCGCCCTTCTGCTGCTCAAAGATTTCGAAGCCGTCGGGGTGGCCGACGATCAGCGTGTTGAGAGCGAAGTTGCGGTCTACGACGACGGACAGGCCGAAGGCGTTGGCGTTGGTGTTTCCGGCATTGAACGAGCCGAAAGCGTTCATGGCTCCGGCCTGCGGGAACAGCGGGCGGTCAGCGGTGTCGCTCAAGCTGCCCAACTGCTTCCAAATGTTCGGCGACAGGAACAGGTGGGTCGGGAGGTTGCCGTTCGATGCGGTGAGGATGTCGGCTGCGGCCTCGTAAATCCATTCGACCCAGTACGCCGGGTCGGCTCCGCTGGCACCAGTGAAGTTGTTGGTGTTGGCCGCTCCGGTGACGAGGTTGTCGGCGGCGACGTTGTCGGTCTCGTTTGCGTAGATGCGACCCATGTCGTCGAGCAGGAGGCCAAGCACGGCCGGGTCGGTCCAGTCCTGGTCCTCTTCGGAGAGACGGACATAGCCGCCGTAGACGCCCTTGGTGACCTGGTTGTCGGTGATGACAAACGTGCCCTGGTCAAGGTTGGCGTTTTCGCCGTTCGATGCGCCGATGGTGGTGTGGGTCGTCACGCTGGGGCGACGGAACACCTTGCCACCCTGGGGCATGGCCTTGACGCCGATCGCGTCGACGACGGGGCGCAGGCCGCGGAAGTTGTTGTACACCGGGCCAAGGATCGGCTCGGGCAGGATGCCGGGCGTGTCGGTCGTTTCGACGTTGGGGGCGGCGGCGCGGATCTTGGCGTTGAACTCGGCGAACTCTGCGCCTCCGGCCAGGAACTTGGAGATGTACTCGCTCATCGACGGGAGCTTGAACGGCTGGGCCGGCTGGGCGAACTGGATGGGCTGGGTCGGGATGACCGCCGGTGCGGCGGCCTCGATGGGTTCTGACACTTGGTCCTCCTCGGACTCTGTTGGGGTTTCGGGTGTTTCGTCGTTCTCCTCCTCGGGTGCGGAGGCGGCGACTTGGCTGATCCGGGCCTGCTCGAATGCGGGCTCGGCGACGATCGACAGTTCGGACCAGCGGGCGGCCTC